TATCTTGTATCGTTTCCTTAATTATAGTTTAATTTCTACAAAAAAGCCCGAACTTACAAAAAGTTGAGGGCTTTTTTGTTGGGGAAGTAGATTTTTGTTTGCACTTTGTTTGCACCAAATTAATTCTAATTTAGATTAATTCAAATATAACAGATGTTAGATAACAGATTTAAAATGTTATAAAATAAAAAAGCAGGAAATCAATCCTGCTCTTTTTTATTAATTATTTTTGTTATATTCTTTTTCTAATTCTAGCATTTCTTCAAAACTTATTGTTTCTGGAAGTTCTGCATAGTTACTGAAATCTTCTCTTACTGCTTTATCTCCACAGTCTACAGAACCTTTAAATCCATCTTCTAACATTTCTTCACTCACTTTTCTCCATTCAGCATATAATTTTTTTAATTCTTTCATTTTCAATTCCTCCATTTCTTTTATTAACTTTTTAAGTTCTTCCAGCTCTTTAAAACTTGCCATTTCTTTTATAAAAACTTTAGCACGACTTTTATAAGTACTATGCTTTGTATTTTTTTTCCCTTCTTCTGTAGCTCTATATCTCTTATTAGCTTCATTTTGCTGCTCCTGGGTTTTATAACCCTTTCTTTTTTTTTCTTCCATTTTTTCCTCCTTATGTTTGGAGAGGCTTTTTACCCCTCTATCTTAAAATTATAAATTTTCTTTCAGTTTCTGGTCTCCAAACCCCAGCCATTACTTCATCGTAACGTTTAGCTATTTCTATTTGTCTTTTAATAGCTTCGACATCATTTTCTTGTCTGTGAAATATAAATATATTTTCATAGACAGATAATTTTAGGATAACTCCTATTTTTTCATCTTCTACAAAGATTACTGCGTTTTCATCTCTGTAAAATTTTACTCCTAGTTCATTATGGTTCATTAATTCTTTTAACATCTTCATCACTCCCTTGATTTATTATTTAAGAAGTGATATAATCTAAGTAGCTGAAGCTAAGATCATATCATTCTTAGTTTACCCCTCAGAAGAGGGGGGATAAATTACTTTTCCTTTTTAGTAATTGTAATTGTTAGCGACCAACTCCCAATCACAATTTTAAATTGGATTTTCATTTTATCACCTCCTTTTCCCTTGAGGTACTTTAATAATATCATACTTGTACAAGTATGTCAACACTTTTTTTAAATATTTTTTTAATTTTTTTTAACTATAGATAAAATCATATTTTCAAACAATAAAAAAAGAGGGGTAGTATAAAAACTACCCCATTATTTTATGAATTTTTTTATCTCATCGATGTCTTTTTTTAATTCTGATTGATCCTTTTGCATTGCTTCAAGTTGATTAACTATTTTTTGCATAGTATTTCTAAAAAGTTCAAAGGTTTTGCTATCTTTCCATAAGAAATAAAGCAATAAACCTCCAGGTATTCCATAATTTTTTAATACATATTCTACTATTCCCAAAAATTGTTCCATATAATCACCTATAATCCTAACACTTTATTCCAATAATTATAATATTCTCTTGCCTCCTTAGTATGATCTACTATTGCCCTATCTTTATAACCTTCATTTAATAATTTAGGTTTCCAAGATGTTTCACCAAAGCATCTGACAGCTATATAAAATCTTCTTATAGTTCTTTTATCAATTCCAGTTTCTTGCATAATATGTCTAAATATTTTATCTGAAAGAGTTCTATTTATACCAGTATTGTTATAGCAACTATATAAAAAATCGTGGATAACTGCAGCTTTAATATATCTGCCAAATGGATTATATAGCCATTGTAAAGAATGAGGCACTGATGCCCCATCCGTTATAAAAGATTTGGGTACTCTTATCAAGTACCCATTTATATCATAAACATACTCTTCTAGCAAAATTGCCTTACCATTTGAAATTGGTTCCAGGATTAATTTAGTTTTCTCCATCTTCCTCATTTCCTTTTATATCTATTTTTCTTCCTGTTCCAAAAACATTAGAAAACTTTTGTAGAGTTGTTTCAATAATATCTATCATTCTTTTTCTGCTTAAAAATCTTCTGATTATAACTCTTGCTATAAATGGTAGGCTATTTGTTCTTTCTATTATAAATGTTACTGCTCCATCTAACTTTCTAAGATTATCTCCATAATTAAAAGAAGTTTCTGCATACACTACTGCATTATCAAAAATTTGCACATACTTCTTTCTGTTATAAACCATATAAGCAACTATTACAGTGGCTAATAGCATCCATCCCCATTGTTCCCAAGTAAACCCTGTTAAAAATGCCCATAATTTTAAAATTAATCCAACTACTAAATCTTTCATAAGTAAAACCTCCTAAAATTTTTTTATAATAACTGTCTGGCCAGACTATTTATTATTTAAAAGCTACCTTATCCGCTCCTTTTATTTGCCAGTGTGGAGCATCCTTAAATGATTTCCAACAATTTCCACCCCATTCAATACCATACTTTTCTAACAATCCAGCATTTTTAGCTGTGTTATATATGTCTTGATAGTAATGGAAATCTCTCCAATTGCCTTTATAAACTAATTTTTCTACAATCTTTTCTACTTTTTTACCATTCTCTACCACTACTGTTTTTACTTTTTCTTTTACAAGAACTCCAATATCTGCAGCATAACCAAAACCATCAAACTTAATTTGATGATTAGATTTTTGCTTATAACCATCTACTTTTGTTACTTTTATTCCAGGTAGTGTTCTACCTTTTTGATATTCTAAATTTTGTTCTGCTGCTGTTCTAACTCCTGCTGTAATCTTAAAATCCCAAGGGCTTATTAAAATTAACTCTTTTAAAAAATTTACCAGGTTTGGATGTACCCCTTTTAATTTATCCAAGCTGGTTTGTGATAAAGTGTACATACTTATCAACTCCTTTATATAAAAATTATTAAACTGACCTTATAATTTGCTATTTAAAGCCATTAAAAAAAGGTAGCTATATAAAACTACCTTTAATAATAGAAACTCTTAAAATTAGCCTTTGGCTAGTGCATTATGTATTTCTTTTCTTTTGGATTCAAACTCAGTTTTTGTCAATTCCTTTGGATTAACTTTTGTTTTAAAGTAATGTTCTGTATCATAAACAGATTGTGTGAAAGTTTTTCCAAAACTAGCCAACACTAAAGATTTTTCTAAATCTAATTCTATTCCAAAATTATCCTCAAAATACCAAGTTATCGATTTTTCTTTTCCCTTAATAATTTTTTCTGCTAACATAATAGATATATTTGAGGCTAATGATGTTATATCCTTATCACGACATCTTTGCCTGTGTTCTTTTCCATCTACTTTATAATCGAATCCATATTCTAGAGCATCTGCTTTTAATTTATCAACTTGAGCACAATAATCATCAAATTCTTTTTGATTATCCAATATCCATAGTGATTTTTCTTTATCCCAATACATATACTTTTGATTTCCAACTGGTTTAGGCACTGTTATTAATTTTTTATCTTTTATAAACTCCCCATCCTCTAACTGCACATCTATATTTGCCCTTACTTTTTCTTCTTTGCTCATTTCTCTCAATACATCATCTTTGTAAAACGGATATTGATATGTAATATCTGTAATTATCATATCTTGAGTATATCCTTGAAAATATGATAGAGGCGATTTTAAGACATCTTCTAAACTTTCTGCATAAACAGAAAATATCAATTTTTCTTTTTTGTAAAAATTAATTGTTTTCATTTTTTCTCCTTTCAAAAATGTTAATAGATTTTCAAATTTATTCAGATTTTTATAATTAAAAATGTACTTTTAAGAGTTTTTTATATAAAATTCTTAGATTTTATATTTAAGAAAATCTATAAAAATAAGTTCAAAGTTACAAAATTTATTCTAAATTTCTTTATAAATTTGAAAATTTCTATAATATAAAACTAAAAAATACCTAATTTTTTCCTAGCATTTATAATGCTATTTCTTACCTCTGTTGGATTAGCTTTAGCTATATAGTGTTTGCTCGTAACTCCGCTACTAGAGTGGTTTGCATAACTACTAGCTAAGCCTAATCCAGCCAAATTATTTATTAAATTAATAGCTGTCTTTCTTAAAGTATGGGGATATAGATCCTCAATTCCTAATATCATACCTAGCTTTCTAATCCTATTTCTAATAGCTCCTTGAGTCATCTGTTTATAGATTTTTCCGTACTTTGTAATAAAAAACCAATCTACATCTATCTCATTTTTTGCTCTGTACTGAATCCATTCTTTTATAAGTTCTTTGCATTTTTGGAAAAAGAAAGCATTAACTATATAGCCCTCTTTCTCTTTAACATCTCTAAAATAGCCATTTTCTAAGTCCAGTTGTTCCATCTTTAAATTCTGAATAGCACTAATCCGACAAGCACTATCTAAGAACAATTCCCATAATATCCTATCTTGTAAATCATATTTTTTAGATTCCACTTGCATATATAATCTAACTGTTAATATTTGTTCTGTTGTAAGAAAATAGCTATTCCTAACCTTATCTTTTTCTGTAAACCTTAGTCTATCTAATTTGCTATCAAAAGGATGATATTTAATCTTATTCCGCCTAACACACCAAGCATAGAAAGTGCTAATAGCTGTTATTTTGTTCATCAGAGTTCTTTTAGAATTACCTAAACTTCTACAGTAATTTCTATAGCACTCCATTATGCTAGGCATTTCTAGTAAAGTATCTTTACTCAATAAAAACCTGTTTTTATAAGACTTTTGAAACCACACTAGAAATAATTTAAAATTGTTACAGTAAGTTTTATACGTGGTCTCCCACGTCTCCCAATTACTGCTCTTACAACTATTTAAATACTCCAAATAAATTTCCACATTTTCTTTTTTTAGATTTTCTAAAATCATTAATTGCATAATTAAACCTCCTATTTTTGATAGGTTTATTATACAATTCTTAAATTAATGGAAAATTTATTCAGTCTTAATTTGATTAGAACTTCGCAAAATAAAGGATATAAGTTTTATGTAAAAGCATCTGAAAGAACTAATTATATAGATGTTTCAGATACATTTTTATCTGTAGATTTTTGCATAGTTTCTCCATACAAAGAAGGTATTTCTAGCAATGATGCGAGAATTGTAAACTTTCAAGAATTTAAAGAAGGGAAAATTTTAATTAATTCGGTATGGGTTAAGAATGGCTCTATTGAAACTAAATATAGCCCAAATTCATCTGATTCTATCATAACTACAAGTTGTATTGCTTTTGTGTATGGTACTTTAAAATAAATATTTAAGTCAATTTATTGAAAACAGATATAGATACAAATTCTCTATTGGGGTCAGCCACTAATTTCAAAATATTAGTATTAATATCTAACTGAAATTTAATACCATTAAATAAATTATAATCTACTATATTCGTATTTGTAGAGTTATCTAATGCCACATAAAATGATACTCCTCCTGAAAATCTAATTTTAAAATAATATTCTAATATATTGTTATATCTTACATAATCTGGTAACTTTCCAGTTGTTCCAACATGTATAGGAGCACCACCATTATACATTATTCGATGTTCGTTTCTTGTTAGATTTTCCAATCTATTAAGATTTTCTAGTATAGACATATCTATAAAATTTCCATTTGGCATTGGAGCCGGTCCTCCAATTTTACATTTATAATATTTCTTTGTTAGCTCAGAATAATAGACATTTCCAACTACTGCATTTGCAATAGGAAAATCTCCATCATGCTTTCCAACTGCCGAAACAAGCCTATCATTTAAGCCTTTTGAATTCTTTTCTGTATTATCTTTTAATTTTAGTATGTAATCCTCAATCTTATCCCATAGTTCATTCCAAAAATCTCTAAATTTTCCCTTGTGATTAGCTTTCCAAACTGGCAATTTTAATTCTTTTGTAACCTTTTCTATTTCTTCTCTACCTTGTGGGTCATTAATCCAATCAGCCATTTTTACCTCCTTGAAATTTTAATCTTTTCTATTTGTTCCAATGTCATTTCTTCTAATTCTGATAAACTATACATTTCAATATAATACTCATTTCTAGCTAGTGTAATTCTTTCAATTTCTTCAAGTGTCATTTCATGCAGTTCTGAGATTAAGTAATCCTCTACATAGATTCCATTGATAACTTCTAACCCTACCCCTGCGCCTTTTATTTTTTTTACTAAGCTAAAGACTTCTTTTTTGTCCAACTTTTCAGGGATAGAAATAAGTATTTTTCCTGATAATTCTATAATTCTAAACTCTGTTTGATTTAATTTGAAATACTCAGATAAGATCCTGATTATTTCTTGTGGACTTCCTAAAAATTGTAATAATGCTATTTCAAACTTCAATAGTTTTCTGTATTCTATATCATTAAGTCCATTTCTTTGTATCTTAAAATTACCACCTAAAACATCCAATAAATAGCCTTCTGATTTATCTATATCGTTGAAATTAGAAAGCAAATTATAAATATTTCTTATTCTTAAATGCTTATTTTCTGCTATTTCAAACATTTTTTTTGAATAAATCGTATCATGGTAAATGTGAGGTACTCTACTTAGTATCATAGATTCACCTCGATAGTTATATCATCAGCATTAGCAACTGCAACCTCTTTATTAGATAGCTTGTAATCTTGCTCTCTTTCGTTGTACTTAACATCTCCTAGTTTTATTCTTAAAGTTTTTATTCCACTTACATTTTTATATATTTCACCAATGATTTTATATAAGTAAATAGTGCTGTTTGGCTCAACTTCATCTATATATTTTAAATAAATATCTTTTATAGTTTTCTTGAATTCATCTTTCCAAACTTCCTTAATACCTTGTATTTCAACTTTTAAGAATACAGTTTTTTCTGTGGGTCTAGTGAATCCAACAGATATTTCATCAAAATTCTTTGTAATTGCTCCAACTGTTCTAATACCTGCAATCTTATACTCGTATAAAGCTTTTAAGATGTTATCATTAGTATCTCCGTAGCAAATACATTCATAACTATGTGCTAATCTCCCATCACTATCAAATGTATCAGTATCATTCTCTATAACTTGGCATTTTTTAACGTTAGTATTTTGTAAGATATAATTTTTAATTCCTTCAATAGTAAAAGAACTCTTTCTATCTAGTCTTTTTAGATATCTTTCTCTTAACTCTGTGTCTGTTTCTAAGTCCTTACCTCCTAGAGTATTTAACTTATTGTTAATAGATATGACACCTGTTAAAATTTCTGTTTGTTCTGTTATTGCTCCTGAACTTACATTTCCATCTGTTCCACCCTCTAAAGCTATTACTTCAATTTCTGTTTCTCTTGCTGTAGTTATAATTGTAGATGTATTTAGAGTTACAAACTTAATTCCTGACTTTGTTTCAACTCCCCAAGCTTGTGGAATCTGTGTTCCAATTTCTGCTGTAACTGTAATTTTACCAACTGCTCTTTTTGGCTTATTCCAAGTCATCCCTAAATGGCTAGTTATAGCATTCAAATTAGATCCTGTTGCAGTATAAACTGATAATTCATTAAATGCAGTTAAAGCTTGTAAATAGCTGTCATACTCTTCAGCACTATCAAACCTTAACCAAGCAATAATAATATTACTGTCCGTTTCTCTCAAGTCAGGCTTTACTGATTTAAAGTCATTTAGCTTTCTAGTGTATATTTCATCTATAGTTGGAACTATAAAACCTTTATCTGTTATCATATTGTGTACACCTCCCCATTAATTTTGATGTTTATAACTAATTCTTTATCAATAAATTCAATACTTTCTATCTTTTGTACTCCATCATATTTATTGATAACTCTACTAATTTCTTGAATTATCCTACTTTTATTATCTTTTAGTTGTAAAATGCCTGTGTTAGCTTCATTTAGATACGGAGTTCCCCAAGCAGTATTCAATGCAAACTGTCCTTTGTTTTGTTCTAACTCAACTCTAATAGCTTGTACTAAGTCATCAGCATTACTGACTAACTCACAAACTCCATTATCATCAAAAACTAACTCACAATCTTTATCTAATTTTGGACTTGTCATTTAAACCTCCTAATTAGCCTTACTTGTAGATGTTTCAGGACTAGGCCCAGGGTTATAATTATGAGTATGTTTATTTAAACTAATACCTTTACCTATAACATCTCCTGTTGCTGTAATACTCCCTTTTTGAGTAGTATCTCCATTTATAGTCAAATTCCCATTTAATGTAACATTGCTTGTAATAGTTGTTTGCTTACTTCCTGCAAGTATAGTTATATCTCCATTACCTTTTATTTCTATTCTAGTTCCTGCACCTTGTAGAATAATGTCATCTGAATTAGCTTCAAACCCACTTTCACAACTTCCTATGATATAAGGTTCATTTAAACTAAATCTTTCAAGGCTTGTTTCATCTGATAAAGCTGTTTCACTAAACCCAACCCATACAATATCCCCAACTTGTCTAGGTATTTGAAAACTCCACCCACCAAATTTAAGAAAATCTAATCTAACATCTATAAGGGGAGGATAATCTATTTTTTGTTGGCATAATTCTCTCTTTGCTAAAGGTTGAACTGTGCAAGTCCCAGCACTATGATTAATAGATGTAATTTTACAAGCTAAACTTGTATGTAATTCATTTAAACTATCATCTATCATATTTTTTATAAGTTCTATCATCTATACAACCTCCACACTTGCTGATACTGTAAAGCTTTCAAGTCCACTAGCTACAAAATTACACTCTTTAACTACAACTTGTCCTTTAAATAATGTGCTTTCTATTTCCAGTAACTGCCCAATTTTAATCAATGGGACCAATAAGCATTCAATATCAAATTTTGATTTATTACTTTTTTTATCAAAACTTGAATTGTTCTTACTTTTAGCTTCTGGACCTTTCTTTTTTTCTTTTTCTTTAATATCTGCCTTATCCATTTTTTTATCTATTCTAATAAGTCCTTGTTCTCCTCCTAGATGTAGTACACTAGAATATGCTTTATTTGGCAATTTAAATTCAATAGTTGTATTTGTAAATCTACATATAGTCCCTGTATCTCTTGCAAGAATTGGGATTACATTAGATAATCTACCACTAAATACCTTGCCATTTGGATACACAGTATCTTTGGCTAATTCTTTTATATCCATTGTAAAATTACACATTGTACCTATTTGCTTTATTACTTCACTTGCTTTTATACCTGCTTTAAATTGCCTATTTATAATAGTATTGGCATAGGCCCTATTATTTGGCGTTGCTTCAATAGTAGTTATAAAATCATTTTCATCTCTACTTGTGCTAATACTTTCAACTATTCCATTAAATATAACTCCGTGTATATCTCTATATCCTGCATCTATAGAAACATCTTGATTTAGTTTTAGCTTCTGTAATGTTGTATCAGATAAGTTGTATAATTTAATTGTTGCTAAATCGCTTTTATTATCATCAGTACATTTAACTTCAAATTCAACATCTAACTCATCATAATCAAATACTATCTCTCCAATAGTTATCAATCTAACTTGTTTCCACAGTTTCATTATCATCACCTATCAAGAAAAATTTATAATCTTTATTCAAGTTTTGAGGAGTAATTTTATCCTTTTCCTCAGAAAATTCATTAATCTTAATACATCTCAATTGTAAGTTTTCATCACTTCTAACTAAATTAAGGTAATCTATGTTAGGCACTAGCTTGTTATAACCTGTTATACGCTCATTTAAAGCATTTAAAATTGATAGGTATATAAAACTATCATAGGTATTGTAAATTAGCTCTAAAACTAAATTATTAGGTAATTCAGCTATTATTCCTCTTTCTTGAATATTAGTTACATCTATTTCTAAAGCTTTCATATTACCCTCCTATCAAATTTCTTAATGCTGTTTTTTCTCTTGGTTTCTCTGTGTTAACGGAGTTATTATTTGTCCCACTTGTTACTTTACTAACTTTGCTTTTTTCTGCACTTGTTGGCTTACTAACTTTAGCAGTTGTACGCTTTTTTTTACCTCCTGATGTTTGAGCCTTTTTATTATCAGTTTTTACATCAGATTCTTTAATCTCTCCAACTTGTATCTGTCTTAGAGTTATAAAATATGTAAAGCCATATTTTTGTTTATCTGTTTCAGTTTCTTCTATGTTTTCAATTATCATATGTTCATAAGTATCTCTATTAGAAAAAACGAATTGTACTTCTTCTCCTAACTCCTGCAATTTCATTAATTTATCACGATTTAACATATAATCAGTGCTATTATCCACAACAGTTATATTTATAATCATTGGCTCTTTTCTAACACTATCACTAATATTAAAGCCATTTTCAACTCTTTTACTAGGTAAAGACATTGGGAGACTTCTTGATTTTTCTGATATTACCTCAAGTGGAATATCTTGTATGTAGCTTTGACTATATGTTCCGCCTAGCAAACTAAGTGCCATACTTATAGCTTGTTTAAAAAAACTCATTCAAACCTCCTAATATCCAAAACCGTAGTTTACAACTCCAAGCTGTGCTTTTAATTTTTCTATGTCTTGTTTTTCTTTGTTTCTTAAACTATTATCTAGCATTTGTTGTATCTTTGCCCCGTCTGTTGCTTCATTTACTGTAACATTTGTATTATAAGTTGGAGTATTAGTCAATGTTACTTCAGGCTTTATCATTTTTTTAGTTTCTTGAACTGTCTTAGTATTTAATGCCTTAGGCTCTTTAAAACTAGATAAAGTTTTGTTTAAATTTCCTAAAAGTATTGCATAATCATCATTTAGAGGAACACCTTTAACTCCACGATTTACATTTATATAGTTTTCAAGTTTAACTTGCTCTTGTATCTTTTCGTTAGCTTTATCTACTAAAAAAGCACTGTGCATATCATCAGTTTTACTCATATTTTGTGCCGAATTGTAAACTTTATTAAAACCAGATTTTATATTTCCTGTAGTATTATCCCAATTGATACCTTCAAAATCTCCTGTTATAGCCTTGTATGTATTTTTTGTAAAGTCTATAGCAACTCCACCTGTTGCTCCCCAAATCATTTGTAATACTCCAGCACCTGATTTAAGAATATCTATTAAATCACTTAAAATTTTAGTTGTAAGATTAATCTTTTCAATTCCGCTATCTGCTCCTTTAGTCCATAGGTCCCAAAAGTCAGATACTCCTTTCCTTAAATCTGCAAAACGATAATCTGTTCCCGTGAATTTTAACAGTGCATTAATTGCATCCTCTGTAAAACTTTCTTTGCCTTGAAAAGCACCGAAAACATCTTCAATAGCAAATACTAATGCAATAAGTGGAAATTGAGTTGCTAAAGCTACAGCACCTATAATTTTAAAAGCATTTTTTGCACTATCAGGTAAAGCATTAAAGCCTTTTTTAATATCTCTAAACACTCCTAAAAATGTACCAACAAAGCTAGCACCTGCTTTGAATACTCTATTAACTACATCTTTTAATCCTTCAGCATTATCTGCAACAAACTCCCAAAACTTCGCTCTTGTTTCTCTTACAGACATTCCCCAAGTTTCATATAAATCACCGATTCTATTCTTTGCTGATGTTATTTTCCCCTCTGGAGTCTTCAACATCTCTTTATTTTGCTCTCCGATGCTTCTTCTGACTGCTTCAGTCAGTAAAGCGACCTTTTCTTCTTCTGTTCCAACTTTTAGTAACTGTTCTTCTCTTTCAGATAAGATTATCCCACTTCTTTTAAGAGCCATTGTTTGTCCATTCATAGACTTAGCAAACATACTCGCTATTCCTTCCATGTCTTGTCCTGTTCCGTTAAGTCCTTTTTGTTTAACAAGCATATCTTGCATTGTTGGTAATAATTTCTTAATGCTATCCTCTTGCATTCTGTAAGTTGCTAATTGTTGAGCACCTGCTAGAGTTACCTCATCTCCTACAACTCCTAGACTTTGTAAACTTCCTGTTAAATCTATGATAGACTTTATTTGTTCATCTCTAAAATTTTGAGCCCTTAAAGTGTTATATAACTTAGCTTCTTGCTCTATTTGATAGTTACTAGCTTCAATAGCTTTGTTATATTGCCCAACTAATCCGCTTATAGTAAAGTATCCAATAGCTAACTGTCCTAATGCACTTCCTGTAATACTCTTAAATCTTTGGCTTAAATTCATAGATTCTTTTAAGTTGCTTTTAAAGTCTTTGAAACCTTTTGAATTTAAGTAAGTATCTATACTAAATTTTAAAATTCCTGTACTCAATCTATTCCACCTCCCTCATTTTCATAATTCTATTTATGTACGTTTCAAGTTGTTTAATAGTATACTTTTCGGCTCTTTCAAAATCTTTAATGAAATAGCCATACATAGTTATCATATTTTCGATACTTTCATGATTATAGTTTAAGTTACATTTTGCGAAATGTATCTACAACTAAACCACAAAAGGCGATATTCTTTACTTGCTCCCACACTTCAAGACCTATTTTTTCTATTTCTTGGTATTTATAATCATCAATATTTTTATTTAACAGTTTTAGAAATGTTTCTCCTGTAAATGCTACATTTTCAAGCCCTGCTATAAATAGCTTTTCCATTGTATAAAGTCCTCTATCATCTAACTTTAACTCTAAATCTTGGTATATTATGCTTTCAGGGATCCCAATTATATTTTCTAAACTTTCATTAACACCGCTCGGATATTTCAAAATCTCTTTTGTATAATCAATGATTCTTGTTCTTCCAATCTCTTTTTCTAGCTTTAATACATAGCTTGATGGTTGCTCCATTACTGTTACATCATATCCATTTATATTAATTACTTTCTTTTCCATACATACCTCCAAAAATAGAGTAGTTAAAAAACTACCCTATTAAGCCATTTTTAAATTAATACATTGAACTTCCCATTCAACACCTTTTGAATCTGTTCCAATTTCAAGAGTTGGTATTTTCTTGAAAAAGCCTTTAGCTGAGAAAGCTCCCATTGTTCCATCTAAACCTTTATTAACAAAAGTTACAGGAAATGTCCCTTTTTCACCTTCTGTTAATGCTAGTTGTTTAAAAGATAAATTTAAAGGTGAGTTTTGTAAGATTTTAAATTTAATAACTGCGTCATAATCATTGTGTTGGTTAATACTTCTAGCACCGTCAACTCCCTTTGTTATGCTTTTAAAATCTCCGTCATACTCTATTGTAATTTTAGTATCGTCAGCATAATCATCAACTCTTGTTTTACCGATTACTAATTCATAATTTTTACTATCGTAATTATATATATTAGCCATTTAGCACCTCCTAAACTTCAAAGAATAAATCAGCTGATAATTCTCTAATACCATAAGCATAATAAACTGTGATTTTTACACCTGTTAATTTACCATTTAAAATATCATTCTTTGGTATTTCTTCAAGTGGTACTATGTCAACTACTGTTTTATCTTCTACTAATGCTTTCATTCTTTCAAACTGTTTACATCTAGTTAAAATAACTGCTTTCAATGGGTCAACATCTGCAAATGTTGGCTTTGGCGTAGCTTTCAAATATAATGTAATGTCTTCCTCTAATCTAAATTGTAAAGCCTTTACACAGTGGATAAAATCAATCGGATCACCTGTTACAGTTACTCCATTGGCTAATCCTAATTGCCCTTTCATTCTTGCAACATAGTTAGCTTTGTTCTTGTCTAAGACTCCTTGTTCTGATCCAATTAATCCACTTTCAACTGCTCCATTTATAAGTTTATTAGCGATTAAAACTGATCCTGGAAACTGTGGTATTGAATAACCTGCAACTGCTCCTGCTGTAAGTTCTTCATTTTTGTTGAAAAATAATGCTGTTGTATCTTCTGCAATAGCTTTTATCTTAGATTCAGAATTCATTATGTCTTCATCTTTTTTAACTTGTGCAAATAGCATTTTTTGTCTTGCTCCAATTTCTTTAGATATTAAAGCTATTTTTTCTAAATCAGTTTCATCTGTTACAGTACCAAACCAATCATTTTTTACACTATCAAATAAGTCTTTATAATTGTTTCCAGTTACTGCCTTACCAAACACTAATACTTGTTTTGCTCCACCATTAAAACAAGCTTGTAATATCTTATAAACATCATCCCCTGCTGCAACTCCTGTTACATCTTTTATACTTGTAATTAATTGCTCTTGTATTGCTTTCTTAGTGCTAAATACTCCTATTATATTAACAGTTGCTTGGTCAACAGGGCTTGGCTTGTGTGTATTAAGAAATACTATTTTCTTTTCTGCACCTAATATAATTCCCATTAATTACCTCCTTCAATATCAAATTTAACATCTTTTATAATTTCTATTTCTGTTCTTAATTCTTTAGAAGTTCTTACAGTTAAATCAAAGACATATCTTTCAAGCAAATCACTTGCTGAATAATCTGTAATGTCCTTTAACTCTCCAACTTCCTCAATAACTAAGTTCAGTCCATTTAATTTTATCCACCAATTGACAGCCTCTATATTTGTGAAATAATCTCTAATTATTGCTACATCTATAAAGCTATCTTTTTTGCTTAGAGTAAACGAAAAACTGATTATATGCTTGTTTATATTTGTTTGTTTAAAAACTCCGTATTTCTCAGAGTCTTCTCTATCGTTTGTATATCTATGTATAACTTGATTAGAAATAGTCCTTGCAAGAACTCTAGGTAATTTCAATTGTCCATTGACTTTGCTTAAATGCTCGAAAGGGACAGTTTGAAATTTTTTATTTAATTCATTTATTTTCTCAAGTAATAATATTTCTAATTCTAGATTATTCATCTTTCATCAACTCCAAAACAAACTCATTAAAATCAGCATACATTCTAGGCAGTATTTCAACTACTCTATAATTTAACTGTTCAATTGTTATAATATCTCCTAGCCTTAAATCGTAGCTTTTTAAGATTTTTCCATTCAATTGATTTAAAACTTTTATAGCTGAGTTAGGATCTCCTGTTGCTACTCTTAAAGATTTTTTATAGATTAACATCTCCCAATGATAGACATTTTCTATTCCTTCTGGGTTTTTCATATCATATTCAGCTTTACGTGTAACTTGGTATGTTCTTAACTCATTTTTTGCAAATTGTTTTAATCTAAATTTCATTTTTAAATCTCCTTGACTACATATTCTAAGCTATTAAGCATTGTTCTAGTATCTATTAAAGGCTTGTTTCCACTTCCTTTTTTTTGTCTAGCTTTTATTGTACTTTCTGCAAGTGGTGCATAGCTTCCTTGTTCAATACTTTTTTTTATATACTCAACTACTTGTTTACCTATATCATCAAAACATTTTTTAGCTTCCATTTTTCCTAATGCAACTTGATTAGCATTAAATTTAAATCTGTTCATAATTCTTTGTATGTTGCCATCTATTGCACTTCTCCAAAATGGACGAGCAGGGTAGTGAACATTAAAGCCCTCGCTTCCATATTCTAGCCACATCGCTATTAATTCTACCTTTACTCCGTTAGCTTCCGTATTATCCTCGTTGAATTGTACGACAAGCTTCCATTTTGCTAATAGATTAAGCTGTTTTTCTATATCAGAAAACTTCTCTATACCTTGCACATTTACAGATGTTTTAACTCCAATCATAAGTTTTCCTTACATATTTATAAAGAATATTCTTAGCTTGAGCATTTGTAAATATGATAGAGCCTATACTATTACTAGCATTAGAGTTATAACTAATAGACATATCACCGATTGACTTACTAGCAATGCCTTTTTCAATATCATTAATGTTGTCATCATCGACATCTTTAACTATTGAATAAGCCTCTAACATTTGAGCCTTTTTAATCTCATCAGGGACTTTCTTTTCGTTAATTCTAGGAAATATTAATTCTTGTGTTTCGCTTCTTCCACTATCTCTAATCATTAAGCTTTCAATCTTATCTAATGCTTTATATAAACCTTTAGATAATTCTTGTTCAGATACTTCCTCATACCTGTTTTTTAAGAATTCTTTTGCTTCATCTAATCTAACATAACCTATCATATAGAACTCCTTTTAAAAGCAGTAAGGGAGCTTTAAACTCCCGTTATGCTTGTGATATTTCTAATTCACATAGTAATTTTGTTTTTCCTGTTTCTGTTTCTATAACATCACATCCGAATAGTTGTAATCCTTTTACATACTCTCCAAATGATTTTTCAAATTCTCCAGCTTTCATTTCATTTAATTGCATTGCAAGAGTTAAACCTTTGCTTATTCCTGCTATACAGTGATATTTCTTCCCTGTTAATTGAACATTGTTAGATTTATAAATTGTAAATCCTCCCCAATTTCCAACGAAGTAACTTTGATTTATACCAAGTGTATTTTCTCCTGTTGAAACAGTTGGAGTTTCTTTAATTAATTGTCCATAAACTTCTGGTGATACAACTAGCCATCTATTAGCAGTAGGTACATTGTCTTTATCCATTTGCACTGCTAAATTTATAATTAAATCTGTAATTTTGTTAGTTCCTATAACTCCTGCAACCTTGTTTTTACATTTTGTGTATAATTTAGCAAGTTCTGTATCAACAACATCTGCCATTTCATATATAGCTTGTTCTGTTAATCCTTCCATTACTCCTGGTATAGCTTGAGCCTTGTCAACATCATCCATCTTTAAAGCAAAATACTTAGCTTTATTAATAGTGATAGTTTGATATGCTCCTGTATCCTCTTGAAATGTTATGTCTGCCCCTGTGTAATCTCCAACAGTTACTGAGCCTATGCTTGGTACTCTTATAGAACTTCCAAAGTTTTCAATTTTCCCCTCATAATTTCTATTTGCTAATGCTCCAAAAACTAAGTTTTTATTTAAATTTCTGTTTGTTAATTCAGTCCATACTTCTGGTTTAAAATTGTTATATGACATATTGCCTCCTATTCTTCTCTTAATATTTCTTTTAATTGATCATCTGTTAATTTTGATTTTTCCACATCTGACATTTTAATAAAGTCCTCATATTTAACTTTTGAATTACCATCATTAGTTGGTAATGGTGGTGGTGTCGAGCTTCCTTTCTCATTAAATAAATCAGGATAAGTTGTTTTAAAATTAGCAACTTGCTCATCAAAACCTGTAATCTTTCCATCTTTAATATCTAATTTAGAGAAGTCCACTGCATTTACAAGCATTGAGCTATATTTAGGTGATATTGCTCCTAGTCCAAAACTTACTGCTGTTTTAATAGCTTCTTTCTTATAATCATCAAAACTGTTTTTAAATACTATTTCTTTTCCTAAATCATCAGAAGTTACCTTATCTCCTAATTTTGATCTTAAGAATTTAATAGCACTTTCATTATAAATTTTGTCTGATAAGCTTTGATTTTTACTTATAAACTCCGTTACAGTTTCAGCAGTCAAAGGCTTTTCTATCTCTTTAACTGTTTCTATCATAAACTTGTTATCAGTTAACCACTGTTTACCCTCATTACTTCCTAACATTTTCTTTTCTTCATCTGTTAATATTAAAACTCCGTCTTTTAATTCCATTTTTTCTCCTCTCATGCAATTTCTCACACAAAATTAATTTAATCTAATTGGTTCAGCCCAACACCTACAATTAAAATCTTCTCCTGGTAATTCATCATTGATACTAAATAGTAAGCCCTCTCGTTCAGCGTGAGATTCTCTTACTCTGTCATCTTTCATAGTATGCCAAACAAAATGTTCAATACCATTCTCAATCATCAAGTCTTTACACTCTTGAGCATATAAATTACCTGTTTCATTTCTAGCTAAATTCTCATTTCTGTTATTGAGCCATTTTTGAAGTTTATCAACATCAGCATTGGAATAGGTACCATTTTCAATACTTTTAACAATGTCTTTAATCTCTTTACTTGCCCTATTATTAGCTATATCTTGCTTTAAAGCTTCAAGTGTAGACTTTGGAACTTCACCATTTTTAAATACTTGTAAATCTCTATTATAATTTTTAATAGTTTCCGTTATCCGTTGCTGTCTTATATCCATCAATTTATCTGCTGTTACTGTTGTATTGTTAAATAAATCATAATTTTTCTTTATCCAATACTTAGCACCAGTTAGATCCGTTCTCTTTAGTTCTTCATCTGTTAAAGTTCTCCAACTTTCAAAAGTAGATAAATTAACCTCTATAGCAACTTTTGTTAATTCTTTGATAATGTTTCTTTTTTCATCATCTGTTAATTCAAAGAGTGGTAGTTGTCCATTGTTTATAGCTTTTTTTGCTCTACCTACTCTCTTTTTTGTGTAAAATTCAAATATAAGTCTTAATTTATTCTCTTGTGCTAGTGGGAACATATACTATTCCTCCTTAACTTCTAGCCCTAAATCTTTCATAATCTCGCTTGATAGTTCTTCTAATTTAACTTGTAACTGTTCTTCTCTAGTAATACTAGCTAATGTATTCATTATGTTAATTAGCTTTTCTTGATACATTACATTAGCTTTAATCTTAGCTATTTCTTCATCTGTATCTTTTCCTAATACTCCTAGAAATTTAATTGCGGTTTCTAAACTCATTAAATTATTTTGAATTCCTTGTACTACTATCGCCATTTTTTCAGTTAATGATAAACTCAAAATATCTTGTGCTTCTATCTGTAAATCTATATCTTTTCCTTTAAGCTTTTTATATCCCCATAGAACTATATTTTTAATCCCTGTAATACATTTACTTCTTTTGCTTTCTACTGTTGCAATAGTTCTTTCTAAACTTCTTCTTTTAGCTTCTCCAGAAGCAATGGATCCTCCTAAATCAATTCCAAAAGCTAAGTCATTAACTCCTAGTTGCTTGTAAATATCATTTTTGATATCTTCCTTGTGCAACTTCCATTCTTGTGTTTTAGTTTCTAATTGTACTTGTTTAACTTCCTTGTCATCTTTTGATAATACAACTACTCTATTATCTAGCCTTACAGTACTACGACCGTTTGTATCTACTTCTATTAAACTATCAGGCACTTGTAATAGTGGATTAGCAACTTTTTGAAATGCTTGAGATGTTAAAGTATCACCAATTACTAATTCTCTAACATTAGCTACTAAATCATCATTATAATCACTTTTTCCAAAAATGTTTTCTACTTCTACTACTGCCCAACCTTGAGCTTGTGTATCTCTATAGCCTAATCCATTTATAACCATTCCATTATTTGATAAGTCGAAAGGATAAGCTATTTCATTTATAGAATTTTCTGTAATTTTATATGCTCTATACTCAATACTATCTAGCTCATAAATTTCACAAATTAGAGTTTTATTAGACTTGTCATCTTTAGATAAATTGTATATTACATATCCATCTATTAATTTTGGATTATATTCATTTCTTATTGGAAAATAATCTTTTGGTGTTACTGTATAAAAACTAAATCTATCATTTTGTGTAACTCCTTTTAATAGCATTTTCCCACTCCAAGACTGAATGACCATAGCCTTAGCTAGTAAATCATCAAAATCAAACTCTTTTATTAAATCAAATTCACTTTGATTAGTTATTAACTTCTTACTTGTTGCATACTCTGCATAAAGTCTAGTCGTTGCTTGTAATATTCCATTACTTGCAACTAAATCTTTTAAGCTGCAACCTTTACTATCACTTACAAGGCTCCCATTACTCATAGAATAAGTATTCATATATCCTTGCTTGTCAACTATTCCCATATATTCAAGGTTTACCCTTGCTTTTACATCTTTAAAAAATACATCTGCACTTTTTCCATCTGATAACTTGCGATACTTATCACAATTTTTATAAATATCAGTTAAAAGATAGTCATTATATGCTTTTAATATCCTTGTTTTCTCCATCTTAAACTCCTAGTGGCTTTCTAATTTCACCATTTTTAAAAGTTGTTTGTTTGTACTTTTCTAGTCCATATCTCATAGCGTCCACTGTGTGTGGGTCTAATGTAAATCTATTTTCTATATAATTCCCGTTTTTATCTTTTTCGTGACATAGTTCAGTTAATTCTCTATATGTATTTATACACTTATCAGAAACTATAATTTTATAGAAACTCTTGAGCTTCTGTAATCCGTCTAATACACTTCCTGCACCTTTTTCGGCATTGATTATTTTGAATCCTGCTCTCCGAATTTCCTCAGTTGTCTCAGGTCTTGCACTGTCTGCAATAATCTCTCTATGCTTTTGCTTTATATAAGCCATAGAGTCTATTAATTCGCTTGTGATTAAATTCTTGTTATATAATTCATCATAGACATATAAAACGTTATTTTCCCTATCTATAGCCATTCTAACTAAAGCATTGTAAGAAATACTAAAACCATAATCTAAGCCATCATATAAATTACCTAATCCGTATTTGCTTAATTCTTTAACTATTGCTTGTACTTCTGTATCACTAGTTTTAAATACATTTGTAAATACTCTCTCTCCAACTATTCCAAACTTCCCTTGAAATGCTATTCTGTAACGCTCAGGATCATATGTTTCAAAGTTTTTTAATTGTTGTATGTACTCATCATTAACGAATGCATTATCTGTAACTATCGAATGATGATAGTAAGTATCATCAGTTAAGATTATTCTTTTATCATATAAATCATTTTCTTTTATATTTGCTTTTTTTATAAACCTTTCATAAGTCCAGTTGTTCACACTGACAGGGTTGTTAGTTAAGAATATATGTAAGTCTTTACCTAATGCTCTCAATCTACCATTTAACTCATTAAAAGCGTTGTATGATATCTCTGAACATTCTTCAATCCAAATCATATCTACATTGTCAATTGACTTTAGTTTCTCAGAATCATCTAGCCCCATAAATATAAACTCGGATCCGTTTCTACATCTAATGTGTAAAGGGTTAAGTGTATAACTAAAGAATCCATTTAAGTTATAGTTACTAATAATTCCTTTTAAAAGTGAAAAACAACTCTCTTTGATAGTTCTATAAACAGATCTAACTACTAATATTCTTCTTTTCTCTTGTATGGCTTTTAATACTAGTTTTAAAGCAGTATGATAAGACTTACTACTTCCATATCCTCCAACAATGTAATAAAATCTTTTATCCCAATTATTTAAGTAATCAATAAAATGCTCATTAGCTTGTATATTAATTTCCATTTCTTTTAACTCCATTAATTGTTATAGATACATTGTTCTCTTCAATATCTATATCTTGCTTATCTCTCCATTTACTAGATTTTCTATTCTTTAACCAAAATATCTGAGCTCCTACATCTCCTGGCACTTCTTTTATAATTTCTTTTACATATGTTGTTTTTTTGCCATCTATTTCTTTAACTTCTTTTATAACTTCTTTATACTTGTAGCCTATTGCTCTTTTAAAAAGTGCATTTTCTACTTCAATGTCTGCGACTTCCTTCCCTTTTTTTAAAGCGTCAGAAAAGTCTGCATATTTATCTTTATATTTATAAAAAGTATCTTTACTAATACCTAGATTTTTAAATATTTGTTCATCAGTTAATCCATCTCTTTTCCAAGCCTCTATCTCTATAAGCCTTGGCTTAACATCTGTTTCATACTTGCTCTTTGCCATTTCTGTTTGCCATTTTTTTTATGATATAAATAAAAGGTGTATCACATAGAGCAACTATAACTTTTAATATATATGTAAATATACACAATTCAAACATTTCTTTAAATGTCAATATCCCATAAAATGATATTATTGTAAATGTTATAGTATCGATTAACTGACTGATTATTGTACTAAAGTTGTTTCTAATCCATAAATGTTTAGGAAATCTTTTTTTCCAAAATTCAAATGACCAAGTATCATGTTTATTAGAAAATAAATAAGCTACTAAACTGGCTATAGCGATTCTAGGCATTATCCCATACATAGTCCTAAAAGGGCCAGCATTATCTATTAAATTAAATCGTGTGCAAACAAACATTAGTGAAGTAAATACTATTAACGTAAAGAATCCTATATAAACTCCTTTATCTGCTTCTTTTTTTCCATATTCTTCACTTAAAATGTCTGTTGCTAAAAATCCTATCCCATAAACAATATTTCCTAGTGTTGCTATAAATCCAAATAGATGTAATGTAACTATAGTTTGTAAATTAGCTAATATAACTGATATTGGAATTAATACATAAAGCCCCGTTTTTTTAAAAAACTTAAATGCTAATATCACCATTAAAAAATTAATAAACATCATAATAAACCATAAAATTTCATTTCTCATATTTCTTCCATTTCACCTCATATTTTTTTTGCATTTCCATTCCTTTTAAGTAAGCAAACTTATATATATCATTTACTTGATCTTTTTCTAAGTCTCTTTCCCTTTTTATTTTTTTTCCTTTAAAGACACTTCCATATATAGCCCATTGCTTCCAACTGCTACTATCTACATAATCAAAAGGTACTTTGTCTAGTATTTTTGTTCTTGTCATTCCTAAACAATGAACTTTACAATTATATTTCCAAGCAGTTTTTAAAAACTTAATATAGTCATCATCTCTTATATCTTCATTTTTAAAACCTGTTATAGCTATGATTTTTCCACTATATTTTTTACACATATCAATATAATCGTTTATACCTCTTCCTTTGTGCCATACTGGAATAATCTTATCAGTAACTTGTTCTAAAATTTTTCTTAATTCTAAGACAAAACTATAATCATATCCTGCAGGGTCAATATCCATCTCAAAATAACCTAATATCTTATCTGAATCATTTTCTTTTATCCAATTAGCATATTGCTTCGTGTATTCTATCCAATCAACTGTTTTTCCTTTTTGAAATGTATGTGCTCCACTGTCAATTAGCACTAATTCTGTATTATCTATAATTTCTTGTATTCTATCTTTGTTACTCTTTTGAATATAATAAAAAGACATCAAATTATATTTCATTGGAAATAGCTTAAAATCAACATTTCCCTCTATTGCACTAAGAAAAACCTTCAATTTAAGATAGTTTTAGTCATCTGTCTCGAACTCCTTTTTAGGTCCGCTATGCCCACAGTGTGGACAAGTTAGATTTGTGTTAGGTTCTTTGTATTCTTTTTTTAAATTATTTTCATCATAATCATCTACAAAAATATCTGAATTATCCATAATTTTTTGTATTTCAAGTTCATTAAATCCTGTTAAACTCAAATCAAAATCTTCTACTTTCAGAGCATTTAACTCATACTGTAATCTGTCTAAATCAAAATCAGTATTCATTGTAGTTTTATTGTGAGCTATTATATAAGCTCTCTCTTGAACTTCTGTAAGTCCGTCTAAAACAATACAAGGTATTTCAGTTAATCCCATTTGTTTGGCTGCTAATAATCTTCCGTGCCCCTCGATAATTTGATCATCTGCATTTATTGCTATTGGGTCATTAAAGCCAAACTCTTGTATTGAATTAGCTATCTGTTCAATTTGCCAATCTGGATGTTCCTTAGCATTGTTTTCATATTCTTTTATGTCATCTATATTTTTATTTGTGATTTTTAATTCTTTCAATTTTACCTCCTAGATAAAAACAAAAAGGGATATACAAAAAACTAGCCTACTTCCGTAAACTTGCCTTGTATATCCCATATACTTTTTAATCTAAATTAAATTTTTATTGTAAGATATTATATTCAGTTGTTTTTTATAAAAATTTTATTCTGTATTTTGGACTAAATTAGTTCTACAAAATACCTAAAATTCTTATATCTTAATTATATCATTTACAATACTTTTTTGCAAATAAAAAATATTAAAAAAAACAAAAAAAAGTGTTGACATAATGTTTACATTATGTTATTATATGTGTATAGAAAGAAAGAACAAAAAAAGATCTAAAATAAAAACTAAATTTTAAGGGAGGAATAAAAATGGAAAAAATGAATGAAAAAAAATGGGGAGAAGTTTTAAAAAGTTTAATAGGAAATACTTTAGATTTAAGAGAATTCGAAAATGATTTAATTTCTATGTGTGATACAGAAGATAATATTTATTTAGGAGATTTTGAAAAAAGAGCTTTCAACTCTAATGAATTTGTAGGAGTATATGAAGAAAACGGAGATAATTATATTTTATTAGAAGTAATTAGAGATGAAGAAAATGAAACAATAGAAGTTGTAGATGGTTGGGTTAAATAAAAAATAAAGGGCTGGATGAAATACTCCAGTCCATAAAAAAATTAATAGGTGTTTATATGAAAAGAAAAGGATATAATGATATAAAAAAACAGATAGAAGCAAATGAAAGATATTTGAATAGTACTCCAGGAGCAAAAGAAAAAGCTAATAGGAGCAGGTTAAAGAGCACTTGTTTAAGATTTATTCGAGATTTTGCAACAAATGAAGAAATTGAAGAAATTAAAGAATTAATAAAAAATAAAGGGGTTTAGCCCCTTTTTAATTTTCTTCAAGAATCTTTTTTATCTCATTATGCTCATAACGATTATTTTTAGAGAAAATAACAACCTTAGAATTTTTAATCTTAATTCTGTAATCTCCATCGCCAAGCTTCTCTAAAATCTTAGGCAATTTAATTATGCTTATATTATTCAATCTCTAACTCCTCCACTTCGATTATAAAATAATCTCTATCACAACCTAATTTCTTAGTTGATTTAAGTTCATATATAAAACTATCGTCTGTATAAAGAAAGCCGTTAAAACTATCTAATATCGCTTTAAAATAGTTGTCTATATCTTTTTTACGATTATCTTTGAAATATAGTTCTATATTCACTTTTATTTTTCCTGTAAATGTTATATACTTCTTAGATTTTATAAACCATTGCACAACTTCTCTGAACTCTTTACCTTTTTTACTGAGCCTTAAACCTCTCCCTTTTTTATTAATCTCCCAATGGTCATTTACAGAATCAGGCTTGTATGGTATCTCAAATCTCTGTTTCATTTTATCACTTCCAAATTAACATTGCTATTGAGATAGCCTCTACAAATACTAATGCACCAAAGAAAAAGTTTAAATTTTCTGCTCTAGTCAATTTATTATCTGTGTCATGAAAAGTATCATTCCAGTATAAAGCATTATTTCTATAATATTCTTTCTCTTTCTCTGCTTTCTCTCTTTTTTCTCCAGCTTCCTTAGCTTGAGTTATATAAAATACTCTTTCAGATTCAAGCTTCTCAAATTTATCTTTTAGATTTGCTTTTTCTTTGTTTTTAGCCAGTAAATTATTATTTAAAATTTCAATTTCTTCTTTTAAATCATTAACTTCTTTAATGTAAGCTTTGTTATTTCCTGGATTATTTTTTAAATCTTTAATTAAATTTAAAATATATTTTTCACACTCTTCCTTACTATTTAGCTTAGATGAATTAAAAGAAACCCCAGAAGTTTTATTGATTTTTGAAACTAAATTTCTTAAATAATCTCTTGTTTGCATTTGTTTATGTACCATTTCCCCTCCTTAAATAACCTTTTGATATCCTAATTCTTTTAATAAATTAGATATTTTTTCAATACCTTTTTGAAATACAACAGTTTTAAAATTAATCCTAGGCTCGCTTGTCTTTTTGTCATGATACTTAGTTTCTATTAATCTAAACCAACCACGATCAACATACTTTTGATATGGTATGTTATCATATTGTAGAATTTTGTTATCTCTTAGAATTTCAAATAATGTATTTCTTCCAACTCCTTTAAAATTCAAAGTTTTAGCCACTGTCTGCATATCACAAGTATTAGTACTATCAGCTACATCATCATAAAAATCTGCTTTTGGTTGCATTTCTTCAATTTTAGTTTCTAGCAGTTGTATTTTCTTAGTGCTATCCTCTATCATTTTTGCTTGAATTTGATTTGCTCTAGCAAGTATCATTTCAGGACTATTCCAAGCTTCTTCACACTTAATAAAATATTGTCTAGCAAGTTTCCCTTTTTCTGTATTAGCCACCATAGATATTTCCTTAGCCGTCGCAATGGTCATTAAATGGTTTTCAAATTCTGTTTCATTCCCTTGAGCTGTTACTCTTTTTTGAGTAATAGCTATAAAGTCCTTGTTTTCAGTAAAATCATACTTTTCTACAACTCTATTAATCCAGTCATTGTATCTAGTCCCAATTTCTAAGAATGAATGTAAATCTCTACCTCTCACTAATTGCTGATTATCTTTTATTTCAATTTTTATTAAATCATTCATCATTATCATCTCCATTAGCTTTTGAAAGTTCTATAATTTCATCAGCAACTGCCTTAACATTTGTCATCATTTGAGACATTTCTTTAAGTTCATCTAATGTTATAAAACCATCATCATTAGATACATAAAGATTATAATTTTCTCCTTTATGATATTGTGCTATCTCGATATTATGATTAGTATACTCAAAATCGTAAAATGAGAAGTACACTGTAATATTATTTTTTTGAACTAATACTACATCTTTTATAGTGCTTATCTCATAAGCTTTTAAATTATTTAATCTGTTCACAATTTCCTTTAAATTTTTAACTGTAGCAAATTCCGAATATGCTTTAATTTCTTGAGCATATCTTTCATTAAATTCTTGCATTTCTAAAGCTATTTTTTCGCTAATATTCATAATATCCTCCTATTTTAAAACTTCTCTTTTGCTTTTCCAATTAAATTCCCTATACTTACACTCGCTTTTTAATCTATCATAAATTTTGTCTACTCCTTTTATTTTTAGATGATCCTTTATTTCTCCAGCATCTAAATTGGTTGTGATTAGTATAGGCTTTCCTACTCTGTATCTTTCATCAAAAAGTCTAAATAACTTTTCTTCTCCCCACATTTTGCCATTTTCTCTATTGATGTACTCACTACCTAAATCATCTATAAATAATAGATCCACATCTTTAACAGCCTGTATTAGTTTCTCCTCTTCATCTGTACTAAATCTAATTTTATTAAAATATGCACCGAGTAAAAAACTCAATACTGAAAAGCCTTTTTCACTCAACTTATTACATACACAATTTGCCAAGAATGTTTTTCCAGTTCCTACTCCTCCAGAAAAGATATAACCTTTGTTGCTTGTTGAAAATGTTTCAGCATATTTATAAAGCTCTTTATAAATCTCTTTTTCTTCAACATTTGTTATTTTCTTAGAATTAGAAAAAATATCACTCTTAGAGTTTCTATCTGTGATGCTCAAGTCTTGGAATCTTTTTAGTCTTGCTTGTACTCTATAACTTCTCATACAAGCACAGTCACGAGTCATTGTATATCCTTCATGTATGTAATCTATTATTTCTCCACACTTCTCGCATCTTTTTAAGACTATATCTCCATTTTCTAAGACTTCTTTTTCTTCTTCTTTCATTTTTATTAAGCTAGGATTTTCAAGCATTTTTATTATTTCTTTTATAGCAGTTACTGACATCTTACTCACCCCACTTTATTTTTTTAGTTTCCTGAGTAGATGCAAGAATACCTATATTTTTATGTATTATCTTTTGATTTAAATATTTTTCAAATTTAGGGCCAAATAGAGTATCAGGACATAAATACTTCTCCATATCAGTATTTAGCCACTCTGAGCATTTTTTATCTATAACACTTTTAAAATCTTCAAGTGTATAGCCATCATTTAACCTAGCTTTTATATGCTTAGTTGTATTCTTAGAACTTGATTTATATTTAGTTCCTGCTTTCTCATTTAAATAGTCAACAGTCTCTTTATATATATTATTATTAAGTTCTTTATTTAAATTATTATTATTTAATTCTTTATTGTTTGAAATTTTTTCAATGCATGCATTTGAATTTTTTAAATCCTTGCATTCAAAATTTTCAAAACCTTGCTTTTTATTTTCTTCAATGCTAGGTTTAGAATTTTTTAAATCCTGTATTTTAAAAACTAACTCCTCTATTTTATTAAAATTAATTCTAAAATATCTTTTCATCGGCATCCCTTTATTTTCTTGCTCAAGGATACCTAATTTTGTTAACTCTTCAATAATTTTACTTTGCTTGTGATTAGAAAGCCCTGTTTCTTCCTCCAAAGATGGAGCAGTTTTATAAAACCAACCATCTTCATTAGCAAGTCCATCACTAGCTTCTATTAAAGTTGTTAATAAGAATCCTGCCTCTATTCCTATTGCTTTAACTATTTGTTTATTTAAAACAAAATAACTACTTGACATTAATAATTGTTTTAATGTTCTATCTTCCATTTATATAACCTCCTGTATATTTGGAGAGCCTGTCTTAACTCTCTTTTATTAATTCAATTAGTAAGGACTACTCAGAGCTTGACAGGCTATGAATAGCCCCCACTAATTCAATTAATAAAATTCGCACGATTTCACACACGATTTTTATTTAAAATTTACTTTTAATACTAATGCTTTTTTAAGTCTTTTTAATTTTTTCGCACAATTCAACGCACGATTTAATATTATTTTTATATCCTACATCCTTATCAGCTGTCAGTTATCCACAGATTAGATCTTGCCCTTTCTGTGTTAGATAAAGATGTAAGATAGTTGGCTTTTTTACATCATAAAAAGCTGAACACAACCAAAACATATAGTTATAACATTTATCGAACTTATAACTGCACGGATAGAACTTAATTCGAGTTATAATAACTCTATAACTTTATCTATCTAAGTTACACCCTAGAATGCTTAAATTTGTAAGTGATAAAACATAAGAATGCTCAGCCGAAGCTTACCCCATTCTGGGACTTAGTTTTATCTGTTAGCTAAACCTTACACAGAAACCACTGAGGCAAAGGAGGACGTATAAGAAGATTTCATTAGAATACAGAAAACCTCAGTGGTATTTGTCTAAGGACTAGCCTTAGATTTAATCGTATTTTACGTTTAAAAAAGTTAAAAAAAATTTAAAATCTTATACCTAAGTCTATCCCTAAATAATTCACTATTTTTATAATATTATGATATCTAATACTATTTTTTTGTAATAGAGTCATAGTATCATAAAAATTACTTGGAGACATTCCAACTTCTTTGGCTAATTTAATTTTTGACATAGATTTTTCAAGCCTTGCTTGTTCTATCTTTTCAAAGATTTCTTTACCATTTAATAATACTCCCATTTAATCACCTCTATTTTTTACATCTATATTTTAACGTATTTTACGATTAAAGTCAAGTAAAAAAAAAGCACTCTTTTAAAAGTGCTTTACTTTTTTATTAATTATTTGATTTTTTTAAAGCTTCTGCCATTAATTTAGCTTGTTCTTTTACTTGTTCTTTTTTATATATTTCTATTTGTTCTAAGATTTTATTTTTAAATAATTCTGGAGTATCTATCCCTTTAAAATAAAAAGAATTAGATGAAGTTGAAATGTTAATTTTCCCATAATTAAATAATCTGCCAAAAATACCTTGATTTAAATATACATCATTTATTTTATCTAACGGAGCGTCTAAAGTTTCTTTACTTAAAAACCCAGTTTTTCCTATAATCTTTTTATCAAACAAAATTAAACTTGTACATGAATATTTTATTAATGCTGGTATTATTATTAATGCTGATAAAATTAAAGGAATTATTCCAGTCTCTAACCCTCCAACATTAATAAAAATAATCGCCTCAATCAAAAATAATGTTGCAAAAATTCCAGGAATAATAAATATTTTCTTACTAATTTTCCCTTTAAAAACTTCTTTTTCCATAAAAAATCTCCCCTTTCTTTTAAATAAATTCTCTAAGTCTTTTCATTTCATTAATCATTAAAGAATTTGTTTTATTTTCTATAAAATCTAAACTTTCAATAAAATCATCATTTGGAAATAATAAATAACTTGCAAATAAATTAGCTTCGTTCTCTATTTTACTTAATCTTAAAATGCTAGTATTATCTATCAAAAATTGATAATTACTTGAAGCATGTAAGACTGCATGTCCTAATTCATGGCAACAAACTAACATCTGATCAAACTCAGATAATTCAGAATTTATAAAAATAAACTTTCTTTTCAATATTTTTTTAAATAGCCCCCTAACCTCTCCTAAATCATCAATAATAATTTCTATATTTAATTTTTTAGCTAGTTTAAATGGGTTGTTAGTTCCATACTTTTTAATTAATTTTAAAACTTTAAACTGTATATCCATTTAATCACCAACTTTATTTTTTTATTTTATTCTTTTCTTTAGCTAAAAAGAATGCTGATTGAATAGCCATTAAAACCTTTTCTTTGTCTTCTTCTGGGATTCCTTCATCATTAAACATTAATGATGTTTGTTCAATTATTTCAGAAAATTGTTTTTTTCCTCTACTATCTAAATTTTTATATAAAGGATTTTTTAATATTTTTATGCTTATATCTTTAGGAACTAAAACAGCAAATAATTCTTGTCTTTCTTCTTCATTTAAGTCTAAAGCTTTTGCTATTTTTTCAAGAGTATTAATCGAACTCTTTTTAATTTTACCTCTTTCAATATCTCCAATAGTACCTTGCCCAATTCCTGAAATTTCTGCTAATTCTTGTTGTGTGACTCCTCTAGATTCTCTTAATTTTTTTAAAATTATAGATAAATTTTCCATAGTACACCACCTTTTTTTCTTTTATTACAAGTATTATAAAACTTTTCACGTAAAAAGCAAAATTTTTCTTGACTTTTCACGTTTTATACGTTAAAATAGATATATAAGATAATAGAGATAAAAGAAAAAACAATTTTTTTTATAAAAAATAAACGTAAAATACGTTTAAAAAACGGAGGGGAATATGAAAGAAGCTAAAAACAGACCACAATTAAAAAAATTACTACAAGACGAAAGTTTAGTAGTGATTGAAAGAGTTGTAATAAACGATAGAACTGAATACAAAGAAGTATCTGAGGACATCAGAAACTTCCTTATAGAACAAATAAAAGGGCTAGATGTTAGCTATTATGAAAATGGTAAACAACATTTTAGACACGGATATACATACTACTATATACAGGAAAAAACAATAATTCCTGTAATAGTAGAAACAACAATACCACAAAATATAACTTGGAATTAAGGGAGTGTAAAAGCTCCCTCAAAGGAGGAAAAATGGAATTAAAAGAAGCATTAAATAACTTGAATTCTGAAAAATTTAACATAAATTACAATTTCAACGAGCAATATTGGGAATTAGTCATTTTTACAGATGACTACGAAATTGAAGAAGTTTATAAAAGTGAGTTTTTAAAAACTGTATTAGAAAATCATTTTAATATAAAAATAGGTTTAAAAGCTTCTTTAGAAGCATATTACCAAAACGGATATAGAAATCTATATCTAAACTATGACAATACTGATTATTCAGACAATTTTATAACTATTTGTTTGAACGATAAATATGAAGAAGAACATCACAGAACTAAGGTATTAAATAATATTAATGATTTAGAAAAATGCTTAATGACTTTAAATGATATGTTTACAGATTATGAAATAAATTTAACTCAAATTTTTGAAGAAGCTAAAGAATATGGATTATATAGATAAATAGGAGGATAAAAATGTTAAAAGGAACTATTTTAGATAAGTATTGGGATAAAAAAGAACTAAAAGGGCTTTCATTAAAGAGAACCCTAGCAATTATACAACAAATGGAAATGTGGGAGGGGAATATTGAATGATGATAAAAGAGAATTATGCTCAAGCTTCTATTAAGGAAATTTTTAAATATAAAATTAATTGGTTATATAAGATTTATTGTAAATACGTTGAATTATATGATTTTAGCGATTTAATTTAGGAGGGAAAATGAATATATATGAAAAATTATTAAAAGCACAAGTTGAATTAAAAGCACCTAAAGGGCAATATAACAGTTTTGGGAAATATAAATATAGAAGTTGCGAGGATATATTGGAAGCCTTAAAACCTGTATTAGATAAGTTTAAATTAACATTATTTATTAAAGATGATGTTATAGAAGTAAATACAAGAAATTATGTAAAAGCTACTATTACTCTTGTAAACATAGAAAAGCCTGATGAAATAATTGAAACATCAGCACTAGCAAGAGAAGAAGAAACAAAAAAAGGAATGGATGGCTCACAAATCACAGGAGCAAGTTCATCATATGCTAGAAAATATGCTTTAAATGGTATGTTTATGATAGACGATACCAAGGATAGCGACAGTACTAATACTCACGGAAAAGAAGAAGCTAAAGCAGATGAAGAAAAAAAACAAGCTTTCTTGAATAGTAAAGAGGGTATGATTGAAAGATTAAAAGAAAGTCTTTCAAGTGATAAATTGAGTAAAGTTCTAGGTGCTTACAATGTCAATGAACTTTGGGAAATGTCAACAGAACAATTAAAAGAAGCTTGTCAAAAGATATTTAAAAAATAGGAGGATAAAATTATGAATTTTTATGATGTAGCAAAAGATTATATTGAAAGAATGGAATATTTAGAACAAGGTATCAATGCAGAAACTGGAGAAATGACTGAGAATGAAAATCAGTTAGCAATATGGACTGAGGAACTAACACAAGATTTAAAAGATAAATCAGCAAATGTAATAGCAGTTGTTAGAAATCAAGAGCTTACTATTGAGGCTCTTGATACTGAAATTAAAAGACTACAAGGTATGAAAGATAATTTAAAAAAGAATTTAGATAAGTTTAAGACTTATATTAAAAGTGCAATGCTAGTAAATGGCATTGAAAAAATAGAAACTACACTAGGAAATATTAAATTTACAAAATCAACATCAACTGAAATCTATGATGAAAGTTTGATAGATAAGAAATTTATAGAAGTTGTAACAACTGAAAAAATATCAAAAGAAAAAATTAAAGCTGCTCTAAAAGCTGGAGAAGAAGTTCAAGGGGCAAGACTTGTAGAAAACAAAAATTTAAAGATAGGGTAGGAGGAGTAAATGAATTTAGTAATTTTAAAAGGTAGGCTCACTAAAAGTCCTACCTTGCTATTTAGTAAGTCAGGGATAGGATATACAAGTATTAATGTAGCTGTTGATAGGTATAGTAAAGATAAAGATAGCAATGCAGATTTTATTAATTGCACAGCATTTGGAAAAACAGCTGAGTTGATAGCTGATAAGTTTACAAAAGGGCAAGAGATTCTAATTGAGGGAAATTTGAAAGTAGATGTTTTTGAAAAAGATAATAAAAAAGAATATAAAACATCTGTATTGATTGAAAGATTTGAGTTTTGTGGAAGTAAAAAAGATAAGGGAGATAATGAAACAGAAGCAGGAGCAACTGAAACAGATCCGAATTTTGATGAATTTCCATTCTAGGAGGAGAAAATGATAAAAATAATAGAACTTGACGTAATACTGCCATACTATGAAGCAATGTATAAAGTTGGAAAAGAAATAAGAATAAAAGGTATAAATTCAAGCAAAAATTGTTGTGATAAAGAAATTGTAAAAGAAATAAGAGAAACAAACATAAATTGTAATGGAAATGATTATCTAATTATAACAGAAACAGGAAAAGAAATTTGGATATTTGAGGGACAACCTGGATTACAAGTAATTGGGGAAATTAAAAATAATTAGGAGTAAATAAAATGGAGAAATTAGGGTACAGTAGAGCGACACAAAAATTAATATATTGGGTGATTGATGACTTTGCTAATTTTTGGCAAGGGAATGATCCAGGAGCGAAGCCAAGTTTTATAGAACTAGCTTATACTAAAGAAGTTTTAAAAAGTGAGTTTATAAAAGTCTATAAAGGTTTTGATACTGTTAAAAATGCTCAAGCATTCTTAATTTCTTCTATCTACAACAAGGATAATCTAACAGTAGATGAATTAACTAACAATGTTATAAAGGCATTACAGAGCCTAGCAATTCAAAATGGAGGTTTTAGCTTGTCTTTGAATGCACTAACACAAAAACAAGCTAATGACTTTGTCAAATGGCTGTTTGAAATGGCTATTTATTGGGAGATTCCACTTAGAATGGAAATAAGAGATTTATTTGCTCAGGATTATCATGACGCTTTTATATATGCGACTTTAAAGAAAAAGATTTGTTGTATATGTGGAAAGCCAGGAGAGTTACAGCACTTTGACAGGGTAGGAAGTTCAGGATATAAAAGTGATACAGGACTTAATTATAGAGTAATGTGCTTGTGTAGAGAGCACCACGATGAAGCTGATAATTGTATTTCAAGAATAGATTTTATGAAGAAATATCATTTAACTGGGATATATCTAAGTCCTGAACAAGTGAAAGAATTGAAAGGAGTTTATAAAGGACATTTTAAAGCATTTAAGGAGGAAGAATGAAGTTTATTAAATTTGAATTTGGAGACGGAACTTATGAATTGATTAATTTATCTAGTATTCAAGCAGTAAGTTTTACAGACAATGAAATGATGATAGGAAGCACAAACACCGAAGCTTATTATTTTAGTTCACAAAAAGAAGCTAGAAATTATATAAAAAATTTTGATGAAGTTAAAGAACTTTTATTAAAAATGTCTGAAAATTAAAAGCTAGATTATACGACTATTTTCAAAATAGAAACAGTCGTAAAAATATAAAGTTGGAGGTGTATATGATAAAAGCTAAGCCAAAAAAGAAAAGAGAAATAAAAATAAATGAAGTTAAAGAAATTAATATTATAAAAAAGCCTAGTGATATAAAGTTAGAAGTAACACAGTTTATAACGATAATTCTAAACATATCTAGAGTATGCGAGAATCACAAAAGGATTTGGGATAATCAAATAAAGCATAATGATGGAGTTATAAAGTTCGATAAACTTATGTTAATAAGTCAAGTTAAAAAGACTGCTGATAACTTATTTGATGATTATTTTGAGCCAAGAGAGGACAGCGAAAGAATAGATGATGATGATTTTGAAAACAACATTTTTTACACTAACTTAATGAATATAGAAGCTCAAAAATATATAGAGGGCTTGAATGAAATTCCTGTTTTAACTGCAGATGATATAGTTGAGAAATTGCCAGCAGGATTTACAGCAACTCTATTTGTTTGGAAATCTTTAATTAAAGAATTTGAAACTGCTAAAGTAAAGAAAGTAATTAAAACTTTAAAAATAGATAATTTCTTTATAGATAGATTAATCAAACTTAGTAACAAATACTTTAGTTGGATAAAAGAAGAAATAAAAATTGAAAGATTAGGAGCATAAAATGAAAAGAAAAAGATTAACAGATGAAGAAAAAAGAACGTTTTGATAAATATGTTTCAATCGTTCTAAGCTTTAAAACTGATACTTTACAAAATTATGAATATGATTTTTTAAAAGACAATGAAATTGAAGTTTATAAGTTTAAGAAAAAAAGAAATGTAAATATAAATAAAATTTCTAAAAAATGGAGAAGAGAACTTATAAATGATGGAGGAATAATGGAAAAAGAAAAGGTTTTAGAGATAGAATATCAAGAAGTATTCGATAAGGTAGCAGTAAGAATTAAAAAATTAGACTATGATTTTTTTGCAGATGGTTTATTAAAAGAAGATGTTGAAAAATATAATTGTCAGTTTTTAGAAAGTCCAACAGATTTAGAAGAACGCATAATATGGATACATGATGATATTTATCTTTCAGATAATGATATTTATTGTTACTGTGAAGAAAAAATAAAACAAATAAAAGAATTTGTTGATTATGTGAATGAAGAATATGGGATCATTAAGAGATGGAGAGGCAAAAGAAGTGATAAATATTTCACTATATTTGGAGATAATGAAATTTCAGAAACTACAGATAACTATTTCCCAGAAGATCAAAAGAGATATGAGTTGGGAAATTACTTCAAAACAGAAGAAGAAGCAGAAAAAGTAAAAACAGAACTAGACAAGTTTTGGGAAAAAGTAAGAGCAGGAGAGATTGGAAATGAATAAAATAATATTAAGTTTTATAAATCAATTTATGGTAGAACACGAGGATGAAATAATAGAAGTAATAACCAATACTAATGGAGATTTATCTAAAAAATGGATAGAGCAAGGTAATTCTGTGAAAGAATATTTAGGATTAATGGAGGATGAAAATGTGGAAGTGTAAAAAATGTGGATCCACTAAATTTAAAGTAGGTGTTATTGCTTATGTAAATGCCGATTTTAATATTATTGGAATGAAAAAAATAGATGAAACTACATTCGAGATTATAGCAGAAGAGAATGTCGAATGTTGTGAATGTGAAAATGATGGGCAATATATTCAACACATAGCTAATTGGGAGGAATAAGATGAGAGATGACTTTTAAACAAGCAATAGAAGAAATAAAAAAAGGTAATAGAGTAAAACATAAAAGTTGGGATAGTTTAATAATTGATGGTTTTTATGCTAATACAATAGTTAGTCTTACAGATGATAGAGGTTATCCATATTATTTTGACTTAGATGATTTTTTAAAAAGATTTGGAAAATTTAAAAATGGTTGGATGCTTGTTAGCGTTGATGAATATATAGAATTTTGTAATAATTGGAGGTAGTAAATGATAAAAAAATATATAAAAAAACCTGTACAAATAGAGGCAATACAATTAAAAGAGGATAACATTATAGAAGTTTTTGATTTTTTAGATGGAGCAAATTATAAAGAAACTAAAAGTGCAGAAGAACTTGAAGATTTTAGTAAAGCGATGCTAGAACAAGGTTATATTGAAATAGAAACACTTGAGGGAATAATGAAGGCTAATTTTGGAGATTACATAATAAAAGGCATTAAAGGAGAGTTTTATCCTTGTAAGTCTGATATATTTATAGCAACTTATGAGGAAGTGAGATAATGGAAAATAAAAAGAATATATCAACAATAAAAAAAGAAGATCCTAAGATTCGCTATAATATTGAAGTTATATACTTATCTAATGATATAGAAGAAACTATCAATGTACATTATAATTCAGCTTTTTTATTAGATGAGGATCAACAAAATAAAGTCCTAGAAGATTTTTTAAGTATGGTAAAAGAGTATAGAGGATTTAAAGGAATTATAACTTCATACATTTGGCAAGATGGAAAAAGTAAAGAAAAAATTGATTTAAATAAGTTGAAGAATTATAAATCAATAGCTTATGCAACCCCCATAGCACAACTAGGAAAAGTTAAAGAAGAATATAAAGAGCTAATGGATGAAGTAGTTGAAAAATACACTTTTAGTTATGTAAAAGATAAAGATAAATTTATTGCTGAAAGTTTAGATTTAATAACTGCTATTATAAATTTACTTTTAGTCTTTGGAATAACTGAACAGGACTTTGAAAAACATATAAATAAGCTAGAATATTATAAAAATGTAAAATACAAATAAAAGAGGTGGATTAAATGGACACTTTAATATATAGTGCAAAGGAAGTTATGGAGCTTTTAAAATGTTCTAGAGCAACTGCTTATAGGACAATAGACAAGATAAATAAAATACATTGTAAAAAAAATAAATTAGATATAAAGGCTCTTTCAAGTGGGAAAATTAGTAAAAAATTATTCCACGAGTATTATCCAAGCAATTAAAATATTTACAATTTCTCAAAGTGGGAGTAAGATTATATAAACTCCCTCTTTTTAAAGGAGGATAAAATGAAAAATGAAAACGGATCAGGATCAATATATAAGCAAAAAGGTAAAAGGAGGAAATGCTGGGTAGCTAGAGTTACTGTTGGCTTTGTAGATGGAAAGCAGAAAAGAAAAATTATAGGAACATTTGAAACTAGAAAAGAAGCACAAGCTGAGTTATTGGGATATTTAAATAATCCAACTCTATATAGTGGCAAGACTTTCAAAGATGTAAAAGATTTATGGTATTCTAGTTATTCTAAAACAGTATCTAATGTTACTTTGAAAAATGTAAATAATCAACTAAAGAAATTAGAAGTTTTTGATGATGTTAAGATAAAAGAGTTAAAATTATATACATTACAAAAGTTTTTTGATGACTTAGAAAGTGCTTACCGCTCAAAATTTGTTCTCAGAAGTGCTTTAAATATGATTTTTGAATTCGCTTTAAAAAACGAATTCATAGAAACTAATCGAATCAAATTCATTGAACTAGGAAAAAATGAAAAGATAGTTGAAAGAAAAATTTTTACTACTGATGAAATAAAAATACTCTTTGATAACTTAGATTCTGAAAATAGATTTATAAAAAAAATGACTTATGCAACTTTAATTTTGATTTATACAGGTCTTAGAATAAGCGAGTTTATGAACTTAAAAACTAAAGATATTGACTTAGAAAGAAATGTACTATCTATAGTTGAAAGCAAAACAACTGCAGGAGTTAGAAAAATTCCTATATCTGAAAAGGTTATACATCTATTTAGAGATAATATAGACTATTCTAAAGAATATTTTTTGTTCAATAAACAAGGTGGACATTATAATTATGCAAATTTCTTTCAGCAATTTAAAACTATGCTTGATTTACTTAACATAGAAGAACACACAATACACGATACAAGACATACATTTGCTACACTTCTAAATAATGCTAATGCTAATAGTACAAGCATTATAAAATTGATAGGACATACAGATTTTAAAATGACTGAAGAAGTCTATACACACAAGGATATTGAAGAATTAAGAAAAGCAGTTAATTTATTAAATTAAATTTGTTGGCTACTTGTTGGCTACTTGTTGGCTACTAATATAAGAAATATGATAAAAATAAGAATTAAAAGAAATATGAAAAAGTTAAAAAGTATCATAAAATTAAAGTTTAGATATTTTCAATAATTAAATTATTCATAGAAAAAAAGATTTTTATTTACAATAGAAATCGTAAAATTTCTATGAATAATTTTTTTATTTATTAAAAAAAGAGAATTCTTAAGTTTTCCATTCTCAAAAATTCTCTTAATTCTATCAGGTCACAGTCTAAACTTTTTTATCAACACTATTTGACAAATAACCCAATATTATAGGTGCAGTTCAATTATATTCTTAAACTTATTGTAGCTTTTAAATAATTCTATTGGTTAATCTAATAATGTTATTTTTTTCTTTGATTCTTCTAACTCATCATTTATTTTATTCATTTTCTCTCTATCTTCATCAGCTACATACAT